CCGCAAGCTATCAAGCCAGTGCTGGAGGCATGGTCTAACAAGTCGTTCCTAACCGGACGGGCGTTAGAGGGCTTCCACCATGGGCAGATGGACCCCAGCATGCGGCGTACTGAGAACACGTCTGAGCTGGCGGTTGCTATTGCTAACTTCGCACGGGACGAGCTGAAGATGGAGGTCTCCCCCATCATGATTGACAATACACTGCGCGGCTACTTTGGCTCGACTGCAGCTTTGTTGACGGCTACTACGGACGCTATGCTGAACCCCGACAAGGTAGACCGCCCCCTGCATAAGTGGGCATTGTTCAGCAACTACATGTACGACCCGATCGGAACCCGTAAGGTTACGGAGTTTTACGAGCAGCGTGACAAGTCTATGCGGGCTACGGTTACGCTTAAAGAACTGATGCGAACGGACATGACCAAAGCCGCCGCGTATGCGGAAAGCCACATGGACGAGCTGGCGCTAGAAAGCGGGGTGCAGTCAACGCTGAACCAGTTGGAGCAAACACGGGCGTACCGCAAGTTCTTGAACAGCCCTGAAGGCGCTAAGGCTATGCCTCGTGAAGAACGCGAGTCGCAGCTAGAGGAAATCAAGAAGATGGAAGTCCAACTAACCAGCTGGGTACGCGAAGCAAGGGTAGCCCTGAACGCTAATTAAGCCGCCACACCCTGACTCCATAGCGCCCATACTCACAGCGGGCGTGAAGTTCAAACGTGTAGGGCAAGTCCGCGTAGGCGTCCTTAAGGACTGCCTTGACTTGCTTGGGCGTGGCTGTGGTTGGTACAAAGAACGAGTTGCCGGGCTCCAGCTTGCGCCAGTCAAGGAAGTAGTCCACCCCGTAAAGGGTGAACGTGTCCGGTATCTCAGGGGTCGGTTGGGAACTGCGCGGCATTTATGCCCAATGCCTTAGCGTCAAACACGTAGCAGCGCGTCAGGATACCCGCCATGCCGCCCACAGCACCCGCGCCAATGCGTAAAGGGTTGGCCTTGCCATCGTGTTTCATAAACTTAGCGGCATGCAATCTAGCCAGCGCGTCCTTGACGTCCACTTGTCGCGCCGTGAAGAACTTACGGAACTCGCCAGCCGGTATAGCCATCTCTTGGGTATCAGGGTAGTAGCGCAACCGCAGGGGGCCTGTTGGGGATAGGCTTGGGGCTTCCGGTGCACCGCTCTTGCTTACGCTGTTGGCCACCAGTGCGTTGCGCACATTCTCGTTCACGTAGGCAGCTAGCGTCTCTTGCGCCACAACGTCAGCGTCGTTGCTGGACTGTTGGATGTTGATGCGGTTCTCTTCAATTTGGCTCAGCAGGAACTTATAGATACGGGGGATATCAATATCGTGCAGTCCTAGCTTTTGCGCTATGAGCCCACCTGCCATCATTATGGCCCCCAAGCAGGAGTAGAAACGGTCGGAGGCGTTGAGGTTCAAGTCAGCGTCAATCTTGGCTTGCATCTTAAGCAGTAGGTCGATAGTCTTCTCTTGGTTCTTAACTACGTAGTCCATGTAGATTGGGCCGGCTACACCATAGTTGTGTTCTAGTTGACCAAACACGGCATCAATCTCTGACTTGGTAGCCCCCGTATAACGAGCCACTAGCATTTCAAAGGTTCTACTCAACTCACCATTGGCAGTTGCCTTAAGCTGCATGAGCTTGTCCACAACGGAGGCGTTGGCGGAGGACAGGGTGACACCCATCCATGTTGTGAGGTTTAAGCGCAACGAGTTGGTCTGTGAGTTCATGCGGTTCTTGCCCCGCCCATTGGTCACACCGTACGCTAGCGCTGACAAGTTCTCCGGTGTCTCGTTGGTAATCTCGTCAATGGTATTGGTGATGCTGTTCATCATGCCCAGCATATGTATCTTGGCCGCGTAGGTATCATCTTGTTTGTTAAGCAGTTTGTCGGGGTGGCCAAAGATGGAGTTGACCATCATCTGTGCGGTGCTCTTGCCGGAGCCTGAGCCATTGGACTTCAAGTGCACCAGTGCGCCTTTGACTGCGGTACCTCCAATAAACTTTAGCAACGGGGAGCCGAACCCAAGAAACAAAGTCAGTGCATGCACTTCAAGCCCGGGGCGGTTGTAGAAGTTGGCCATGTTCTTCCATGCGTCTAAGGTGCCCGTAGGTTTGAAGTACGAGGCCAGTTGGCGTGTAGCACTGGCGGGGGGTGCGAGCTTTGTGCCTGTGGGCGTGTATTCAATCTCACCAACTACAAACCCCTGCATGTCTGGGGTCCAACCCATTTGGTTTCGAGTCTTGTTGGCAGCGACTTGGTTTTGTAGCTTGCGAATTGATGATGCGAAATATGCCATGATTGCGTCAATAGTTTTGCCGTAGGCCACCACCCCGTTTTTAACGAGCAGGCTCCGTAGCTTATCAGTAGTAAATACCGTCTCAGTACTTGTGTAGAACCGGCGCACCCCATCATGAGGCAGATGTAGGTTAATGCCAATCATCTCACCATCCCCGTTGCCGTTCTCGTCAGCGTCAAAAAACCGCTCGGTTACATACAGGTCTTGCCTGTAAATTTCAACTTCTTTGGTGTCGCCGTTAGCATCGGTGTCACGCTTAAACACGCCGCCGCTGATGCCACGAAAGTATGGAAAGGGGAACTCAGGAATCCGCATGGTGACTGCGGAGGAGTTCTCATCCTCAGGCTTCTCAATCAGGTAGGCACCATCTACGATTTCGGACTCTTCAACGTACTTACCCAAACTGATTGGGGAGACCCCTTTAAACGCGCAGCCCTTGCATCGGTCGCCGTAGTTGTCACGGTACCACTCGCAGGTATAAGGTCCCTTGGTTTCTGCCGCCTTAGCCTCGGTAGCCTCAGGGGTGTACTCGGGGTGGGCGTTCGACATCTTGTGGATAGCCGTGGCTCCGTCCTCGCATCGGTAGGCAATAGATAGCCCGCCACGCCACATTGGTTCTTCTAGGGTAGCCGCGTTCTCAATGGTGTACTTAATTTGTGCACACCCAGTACCCGCCATGCTGGACATAACAATCCGGCTGAACTTAGTCTTAGGGTACTCACCACCCGCTAAGTCGGAAGTCACACTGTCTATGCCATAGGCTTTTGCCGCAAACAAATCAACGGGCGCTGGTGGCAGGAGGGCAGTGAAGGTATCCAACGACACAGCTACCCCAGTCCTCATGACTTGTACGGGGCGGTTGTCACCCTGCTTAAAGTTCGAGGTGCCGGGCATACGCAGTATGCGGGCCGAGTCCGCTGTACACATCGGGTCAGCGTGCAGGTTGTGTTGTGTACACAACCGCTTAAAAGATTTGGCGTGGCCAACCCACACGTCCGCTGGGACGTCTTCAGTGAGGGGCCAATATACGTGAAGCCCACCGCCGGAATTGACGATGGTAGGCATGGGGAGTTTGGTGGTGAGTACAAAAGCCTTCAAGGCTTGCGCAGCAGATGCTTGGTCGGCGTAGGGCTTGCCCGTGCCGCAGTCTAGGTCGATAAAGAAGCAACGCAGGAATGCGGCGTGCTCTGCCTTACGCCTACCAGCGTCATCAAAGGTAGCCAATGCAAAGTATGCGTCTACTCCAGACCCAACTAACCCTGCACCTACAGCCTCAACATCCTCTATCGTTGCGTGGAAGTGGTGTTGAAGCACCTTGTTCCTAATACCCACCGCGCAGTACACGCCTTGTGTGGGCAGTACCGATGCTAAAAAATCAGTCATATAGCTTCACGGTGTAGCTAAAAAGAAAGAGGCGGCAGGTCTCCCCGCCGCCTCGCCAAAGAAGATCACTTAAGCTTGCGCAGCTTTTTAATGACTTCCGGTATGAGCGCGTGCTGCGGCCCCCGAGGTACAGTCTCTCCTGTCAACCAGTTGTAGACCGTGGCCCGTTTCACGCCGAACATATCCGCTACCCATGTAATAGGGACCTCGTGTTCAAGGCAGGTCAAAGCCAGCGCACGCACCGCAGGGTCAAGCCTGAACTGCATGTCACGGATACGGTGTGCAAAGGAGGAACTGTAGCCCCGAGTGCCAGCTAGCATTACTCGTCCACCGACCAGTCGTTAAGAATATCAGCTACATTCTTAGGCGCGGCTTCCACAGTCTCAGACTTAGTTGACTTGCGCTTCACGGGCTCAACATCCGTAGCCTCAACCTTGGCCTTGCTAGCCTCAGAGAACGCAGGGGGTGCCGATGCAAACGAAGCAGGTAGAGACAACGTGTTGCTTCCATCTTTGGCCGCTGCCACCATCTTGAACTCAACGGCTTGCTTGGCGTCTTCAGTTTCGCTTTGTGCCTTGGCCAGTTCCCACTCGCTACGCTCCAACGGGCGCACCGCACGGAACTTCAACACAGGCACAGCTTCAGCCGTATCGAAACGGGCCTCAGTGACCACACCCGTGATTGGGATACCGTGGCCACCTAAGAACTTGCCGTAAGCTTGCAGGGGCATCTTCTCGCCATCAGCCTTACCGAAGTACGACTTAGCAGGAACCTGCAGGCGGTAGATATTGCCGCCAATGTCGTTCTCCAACGCCACTGCGATACGCTTGCTGTAACGGCATGCACGAGACTTGCCATCGCCCGAGCCTTCGATGTTTTGCTTGCAGGTGGCGCAGCTAGAACTTTGTGGGTTCAGCACCTCGGTGTTGGGTACCAAACCTTCAGCAGACCAGCAGGTAGGTTTGACATCTTTGCCTTCTTCGTACTTGCCTTCGTAGAACGTACGAGACACACCCTTGCTGGTAGCCAGCACAACGAAGTTCATAGCGCGGTCTTCGTTCTTGGAGACCTCCTCGCCGCCAACGACCATGCGCCACACGCCGCCCTTGATGGAGATTTGCTTACCACCGGAGCTACCAGCGATTTCTTTGGTTGTGGCATCGGAGACATCACGCAGGTAGTCAGGGATTACGGAGCCCGATTTGAAAAGAGTCATATTGCTCATAAAAAGTCCTATTGATTAGTTAGAAGAACGACGAACGGTAATTGAGTACTTAGACTCAACATTGACACCCTCAGGCAGCAGGTCTGGGTTGTCCTTAAGAAACTCCTTGAAATTGCTTTGGGCAATACGACGTTCCAAAAGTTCAGGCACCTGATGCCCAAGAATGAACTTGTACATACTTTCCCAGTCGCTGGTCCAGTATCGGGTCTTAACAGACCGTGTGAATGAGCCGGCAGAGGTCTTGCCTCCGTCCTGACCCGTAACCTTACAGATTTCCAGCAGCTCTTGCTCAATGGCATCTAGCTGGTCATCTAGGTCTTTGATGGTGTCTTCCAGCTCTTTGGTTTTTACCGCTTTGGCGTCGCGTATCTTGACGTACACCGCTACTAATTTTTCTGCATCCATA